AATTCGAAATAGCTGTATCCTGCGAACTTGTTGTTGCCTGACTTCTTAAGTTCCGTCTTCTGTAACTCAATCCTTGCTTTTTGTAATCTTTCATAAACGTTACTCATCTCCCAACTCCTCTTGTATTAACTTTTCTAAATAATAATGCGCACCACCAACTTGTACATCATTTGCCCCCATTTTATTGCTCCTTTAAATAATCTTGATACTGTTGACACCACTTACTTACTTGGCAAAAACTATTGCATCTTGTCCGCTCACCTGGCCGCACTTCAATTTCATAGCCTTTACCTAGTTCTTCCAATGATGATTGAGCCGCATCTAAATCTTCAAATACATACTTGGCTCTCACACCACCAATCTTTTTAACTGCATAAGTTGTTTTCTTTTCCCACATCTCTTTAGGAGTGCAGTCTGCCAATAAACCACCTGTCTCAATGGCATACTCAGCTTCAGCATGCTTGAAAATACGGCCTTTCACATACTCTTCACGTTCTGCATAAGTCCATAAGTTAATTGGAATTTTTACCATTGCAGCTGGTGGGTAATTCTCTTTAACCTTTGACTCACGCTCTGACCAATCCCGTAGGAAAGCTACAATATTGATCGACTTAATTGGCACCTTTTTATTACGCTCAATCAACCAAGCATAGATATTAAGTTGCTGTTCCCATTCGGGCTTGTCATTCATTGCTGACCATACAGATGTCATCTTATAATCAAAGATATCAATGCCATCATCATGTACTTCTTGTAGATCCACGGCTCCTGACAATAGCCAGCCTTCAACTTCTGCATGAAGTCTTTGCTCAACTACGCTGTTCTCTTCTTTGCCATGCTCCAATAAACCATGCATAGCAGATCCCATGATTGACCAAAGCATTTGAGATACATCTTGCTCTAGCTCTTCTTCATACTTCTTGGTAAGTGCCACAATCTTTGGGCTATTCAATAATTGAGTAGCTGAGATGTTTGCATTGCCTTTGCTGTATGTTGGGCGCTCTACTACATTGACAATGATTTGTGGTAGATCATATTTGTTAGTTAGCTTCATTACACAACCTTTTCAAGTTTATATTCAGGAGAAAGTTGCTTTGCTATGTGTCTAAGCACCTTGTTCTGAGCTTGGGCATAGCTGGCTAACGAGTCAAAATTCTCTTTTGATATGCCAACATGGATAATATCTTTTACAGCGTTTTCCAGCGTCATGTAGTAACGGAAACCTTCCCATTCTTCTACACCTTTGTTCATACGTTTACGTTGTAACTGCCAATTACGTGGTGACATAGATAAGCGCATATCTTTTGTTACTGGAATAAAAGATTTGACGTTATCATCTAACTCAACAATCTCTTCTTCTTTAATCATTTGATCCTCTCGCTTTCATCATTGCATCAGCCATCTTGTAAGACCATTTTGCTAAATGATTTAGATCCACTTCTTCAATAATTCCGCCATCAATCCATCCTGAATCAAACATTTCGTTCATTGCCTGTCCTGCAAAGTAATCACGTAGATCCATTCCTTCCTCTATCATAACTACATCTTCTGATGCGCCTATTACATGTGGAAATGCTTTCATTTGTTTGCCTCCTTCAATAATGCATCAGCCAAGATATAAACCTTTTCAGCAAAACGTGGCACAGATGGATGGCCTTCAAGGAAAGTAATATCCATGCTGTTTAAAACATATGGTGCAACCGCAGCTGCAAATTGATTGCGTGTTGGATTATCTCTAACTGGTTTAGCAACCTTTACTTCTTTAACAACTTCAACTGTTTCTTCTACTTCTTTTTTATTTGTTTCAAGCTTCACAATTGCCTCCTAAGCACATACGGTTGGTTAAAATTTCATTCTCTAATTCTTCAGTTGCGTCTTCACGAATACTGTCAAATACTGTGTTAATAGCTAATTCATATTTACTGTGATCTGTTTCAATTGCACGGGTCTTCATTAACAATCCACGGCCTCTGCCATGATCTGATAATACTGAGTCAACAAAATCTTCAACTAAAATTCCCCAGTTCTCAATCTCATCACAACGTTTTTCGTCTAATCTTACCTCGGCAATATAAAGAAACTTTTTCATATTCCCTCCTAGTAATTTTGCATCTTGATAAAGTCTTTTGGATCATATGTTCTCTGTGATTTGTCATCATAAACAACATGAATATAACCATCATAGTAAGCCCAGCATCCATCAAGTGTTACACCATCACTACCCCGTGTGTACATTTGAAGAAGCTTTGGATACTTATCTGAACAAACACGATCAGATAAAACAATTTGACCACCAGCATTATTTGGCATAGTCCAAGTATCAGCATGCGCCATAGCACAATTAGATAGCGCCAATGCTGAAATAGTGATATAAATAATGTGTTTCATATTAACCCCTTCTGTTAGTGAGAAATGAGTTTCGCACATTGTTTTTATGATGTCAATAGGTTGTACCTATATTTATTCACCTACTATATAAAAGAGAAAAGATGATATTAGAATTGCCGTATCCACCAAGTGTTAACCATTATTGGGGACAATCAGGAAAGCGTAGGTTTATTGGGAAGCGGGGACAAGATTTTAGGGCGCAGGTATTAGCCGTAGTGCAGCAGGAAAAGATTAGAACATTATTTGGACGGCTTGCTGTGCATGTTAATTTATATCCACCAGATAGACGGAAGAGAGATGTAGATAACTGTATGAAGAGTTTGTTAGATGCGTGTGAACATGCAGGCTGTTATGAAAACGACTCCCAAATTGATGAGCTACATATCATCAGAAAGGAAGTCGTCAAGGGTGGAATGTGTATTGTTACTGTTCTTGAATTGCCTTAAGTTTAGTATTAAAACGATCCATAATCACAGTCTTTTGATTTTCAATGGCTTGCAATGCTTCTTTTTTAGCATTGTTTTGAATCAATAAATGTTTACGTTTGTTTAAAGCATTGATTTGATTCTCAATATTATTAGCTGTCTTCCATAGCTTAGCTTCTGGATGATCTTTATAATACTGAGTTGGGTTTTCTTTGTCTTGTTGTTTGCCTTTAATTACGTTTTCATGATCAGCAAGTTTGGTAACATTCTCATAGAATCTAGATGCAACTGCAGATGGTGAATGCGCTTCCCCGTAAAAGTTGCCCACTAGTGGAATGCGGTGAGCTGGAACGTCCTCACTCAACGCTGCTGTTTTAGCCACTTCACCAGTCTTCATTATTTCACGGCCTACACCACCAGTTAATTGGCCAGCAGTATATTGAATATCCTCAGCCGTTGGACTTAACAATCCTTTAGAATGTGGTTCAAAACCAGATGTGATAGCGTTAATACCATAAGCTAATGCTTGTGCAATAACGTTGGCATTGTCACGGGATCGCTCCCAACCTGGAGTCGGAGATGTTCCTCTGTCTTCACGATGGATAGGGCGACCAAACTCATCTTTGTTACTTAAAAAAACAGATACTGGAATATGCGTAGCAGTTGGAAGGATAGACATAAATCCAGAAGAACCCAATGGATTAAATGCATCAGAAATAGAAGACAACCCATTGGATATATGTTTGCCTGGGTTTCTAAAGCCGCTTAATGCAAACTCAGATGCATTGCGAGAGATGTTAGGGAATATGTTAAATCCCAATGGATACGGAATAGTTAAATATTTACCTTCACCGCCAGCTGGGATAACAAAGTTTTTAGCTTTAATTGGTTCTGGAATATCATCTTCATCAATACCAGCTGCTGCCAACAAGATAGATTGCATGCCACCCAATGCCAATCCGCCAAGCATAATCTTCTTGCCAGCTGGGCCTTTAAGCGTTTGAATGATACGTGCTGAACCTTGAACAGATGCATTGAAGAATGCATATAGTGCATTCATTTGGCGTGACATTGCACCACGTTTATCAAAGTTAACAGTTAAGTTCTTTGCAATGATTGCCGCCTCATGCTTGGTCAAGCCTTTGTCTAGTGCCGCTTTATAAGCAGACAACCTTACAGAGTTTTCCATCATGTCGTTGAAATCTGTTAAGGCATTTAATACATGGCCAAATGCTTTTCTAGCATTTCCTTCTTTAGTCTTATTCAATAGCTCTTCAGCTAACTTGATGTCATCTTGTCTGCGAATCAATGAATCACGATGGCCAGCTTGGCCGCCTTGTTCACGGAAGTCACGATATAGATCAGCCCATTCACCTTGAGTGTTTAAAACACCTTTACGTTCATTACGCAATGTTTTAATAATGCCGTTCATGGCTGGCATAATTCCAGCTGCAACTTCTTTTTGTTTGCCCGCAAGTTGAGTAGTAGAAAGGTTATACATGGCACCTTTAGTATCACGAATTAAGTTCTTGATACCAAAGATTGGGTTGTATTGTGTGTTGACGTTTTTAAACCATTGAACGTAACTATTAGATGCCTTTAAGAAGCCACTTAGCTCATCGCCATTCATGTT